CCTCCTCCTCCAAAGGAGAAGAGTAGTTTAGGGCGGAGTCTGTTACGTGGTCTCGGCAGTACCTTCTTAGGTGCTCCCGGGCTTGCTGCTGGTGATTTTGTGTCTAACATTCTTGGTATGGGTGATTACCGTGTAAAGAGTAATTGCTTTTCTAAGTCTCCTGGTGAAGTTCCAACTTTCAATCACAACTCCGATGATTCTGTAATAATTACTCATCGTGAGTTGTTGACGGATGTTACTTCTACCACTAACTTTGCTTACCGTCTGTTTAACATTGATCCTACAGATCCGTCAACGTTTCCATGGTTGTCCCATGTAGCTGGTAACTATGAGCAGTATGAGTTTTTAGGGCTTGTTTTTATGTATAAGCCTACTAGTGGTAGTGCAATCGCTAGTACTAATAATGCTTTAGGTACTGTTGTTTTGGCCACAGAGTATGATGTGGCTAGGCCCCCATTTTATTCCAAGTCTCAGATGGAATCTTATGGTTTTTGTACTTCCTCAGCTCCTAATGAGGGTATGATGCATCCTGTGGAGTGTAATCCTAAGTTAGATACTCTTAACTTACGTTATACTCGGTCTCCTTTTGATTTAAATGCGGAGACTCAGGAGACGGGTAGCATTGAGAATAATTTGTTTACTCTAGGTCGTTTGCAGCTGACAACTGTTGGCTCCCAAGCGGTAGTGGTTACTGGTGAGTTATGGGTAACTTATCGGATTAGACTTCTAAAACCTCGACCAATTCCTACTGGTGCCCCAACGTACTGGTCTCATTATGGTAGTTCCGCTACCATCTCCCCTGGCAATGCTTTGTTTACTAACCAAATGCAGTTTTCTGACTCCACATCTCCTAACGGAACTGGTGGAATCTCTGTTTTTGCTCCATCTAGTGGAGTAAGTACTATTGATTTCACCGGGTTACCACCATTTTCGTCATTTTTGGTGCTAATCGTGTGTGGTTCAACCAATGGGTCTATAACTTTTCCAAATAGAACAGTTACCAATCTTACTCAGCCGGGCTTCTGGGAGTTTAATGTTCCATCTCAGGTGGGATATCCAGAAGCTGCTGCTGGTAATACTACTGGTTCCTGTATGTATGCTGGAATTTTTGTTACCCAGGCTGATAATCAGGATATTGCTAATGCACACTCGGTGTCGTTTGCACAGCCTGCCATTGCTGGTGGTAGCGGTACCACTTTTAATATTGATCTTCTTATCATTCAAATTCCATCCCCTCCTATTGCTAACACTGAGTCTTATGTGGCTACTAGTTTGACTAAGCAAATGGAGATGTTGACTCGTAAGTTTGATCTGATCAAGTTTGACTCAGAAGTTAAGGAGGATTATGTGTGTACCCCTCCTATTAACTCTGTTGTCACGCCTCACTTTGGGGCCCCCTGTCGTGGAGCATAGAGTGCTCCACCTTTTCCAAGCTGTAGATACAACTTGGCGTTCTAGCGTTCTAGAAAAACCCCCCCCACCACCACGTCCGCCATGTCAAACAAATTTCAATCAATCCTTTCTGTTAATATGGCACATAAGCTTGCCAATGCTAAAAAGTTGAGAGAGAATGGAAGTGTCATTGTCGGAGTGGGGGTCTCTAGCGAGAAACAAACAGAGAAACCTCTACCACCTGTAGCTGCACCAAAGGTGGTAGAAGCGGATATCAAGAACTCCGTGGGTCTTGTTCCGAGTTTTAAACTGATTGCTTCTTTAACTTTTCCTACTAATTCTAAAAATAAGAACGAAGCTGGCAAGATGGTTAAGTTTAGTTACTCTACCGTTTCTGTTGGTGTAGTTCAGTGTGTTTGGGATAAAATAGGAAAATATTTTGCTGAAGATCCAGCCAAGTTAAGTGGAATACGTGGTCTTATAAATTCGTACACAAGTACGAACAATACATGTATTTCTGGTTTAGTGAGGGCGAAAGCTCAGTTTCCTGCTAAAGAGTTTCATATTGATTATACGGCTGAACTCTTTCAGTATGTGCAGGAACATTTGCCTGTAGGTGCCGTGGATGATGTTATTGATAAACCTGATTTTACTAATGGGGATATTTTTGATATCATACCTGGTGCTGATGCGGGTATGCCCTTTATGGCCACCAACAAAACTGCTAAGTGTGGTGATGTTGATGTTTATGAAGAGGCTTTAGGTTTGGCCAACAAGTATATTGCTATGTTGTCCTCTCCTAAGGCATTAGAACCTGGAGTCAGTGGTAATTTTAGAGATTATATGGCTAGACATCCTTTAGAGTTTCTATTCATTATGAAGCGTAAATTTGAGCGCATGCCACGTAAAGACCTGAACGTAAAATGTCGAGTCTATTATGTGTGTCCATACGCTCTTAAATTACTTTATAAATGGGTTAGTTACTATGTTAGGAAGCAGTCACTTAATTTTGTTGATGTACAAGATACCGCTGTTACAAGTGCTAGTGCTTACAAATTTTGTTGGTCGAGAGGTGGAGCCGACAAGATTATCAGGTGGTGTTTGAAGAATCGACTCAAGGCACGGGAGTCAGGTAGAATGATTTTTCAAGCTATATGCTTTGGTGACGATCAGATGTGGACCTTTACTTATCCAGATGGAACTGTGGTAATAATGTGTCCAGATGTGGTCGCTATGGATATGCATGTGCCATCTGTAATTGGGAAGTGTGAGCTAGGGCGTCATATTAAGACTCTAGTTCATACTCCTTCTGTTTTGTACCAGAATGTGTGCAAACTTTTAGCTGAACATGCTTTTCATCAGACTGTACTTATCAATGGATCTATCTGTGCTGAGAAGAAATACGGATTAATTTCTGGAGTTCCTCTTACTACTCAGTTAGATATTCATGGTAGTGTTGTGATGCATCAGTGTGTGGAGACTCAAGTTAAATTCGAAAATGTAGGTAAGACACCCGTGAAACCGTGTAGTTTCACCAAGGAATCTTTCGCGAAGTTTACTGAGAGGACTGTTGGTGTGATTTTAAAGAAGACAGGTTTTAAACTGAAACCTGAGACTTTGGAGTATTATGTTGTCGATTCCACAAAGGACTTTGGATCGTTCAATTTACTTCTTAAGTTCTTGGGCAATGTTATATTATTTGATCAGAAATTAAATCATTATTATCCAGCTCCGGCTCAGTTAGAATTGGCTTGGGTTAGTTTAGCAATACCTTCCTCCCCAACACCTTCTAAGAAGGTCCTAGATACTCTTATGGCGCGTATTTATGGTCTTCTTTTGTCGGGTTATTGTTTTAGTAAAGATTTTTCGAGTATGGCCTATGACTTCTTTGATTTTATCAAGATGCAAGGTGGACTCTTAAATTCTTGTGCTGAGGACATTGACGCGACTATTATAGATGTTGGTGAGGCTCAGGATTTTATTATTGCTCATCCAAAACCTTTAACTCCAGCTCAGACAAAAGTGTTTTATGCTCTAGGCCCTGAAGGATTTGATACTTTAGAGGGACAGAACTATTTGGCTCTATATGATGAAAATATAAGTTCTAAGGTTGAAGTCGCACCAGTTGTTGACTTTGATATCTTAGATCCTGTGTTGTCTAATGTAGATGCTAATACGGTTCTTAACTTTGATATATCTATGCTCGGACCAGTTCATAAAGCCATTGACCCAAGTATGGTGGGTAAGTTGCAACCAAAAGAAAAGGTTCTCAAGATTAAGCGAGGAAATGTTATGGGCTTGGGAACTGCTGGTAAGCAGAAGAGAGGTAACTTCTCTCGTCATGAGGAGTATGAGGATGATGATCCTTTTGACGATGAAGATGTGAACCTTCAAGAATCTGATCTGGACGAACCTGATCATGAGGAGAAGAAGACTGTTACTAAATCTAGTGATGATGAGTACTATGAGAAGTTAGCTCGTGACTTTGAGGAATCAGAGGAAGCGACTGCTCGAATAGTTTTTCATGAAGACGAAGAAGATGTAAACAGTCCAGAATATCTTTATGGTATGGGTGCGGCTGACGCCCTCTATATGAGTGGTCGTGATGGTTGATTCACCAATTTTTCTATTTTATTTTATGTGTTATTCCAATTAATATACTTTATTTACTTTTTCTCGTACTTTGTTGTGTTGTTTAGTGTGTTATCTCTTATTTGGCGACTTTTAGTCTCACCTGTCGGGTGATTATGCCATCTTATTATTTATTTTATTTTGCGTTTTCTGTTTTCCGCTTTAATTTTATATTTATTTTTCTTTATCTTTCTCTCTCTCTATCCATATATAATTAGTTCTCCGTTTTCTCTAGCATTGGGTAATGCGCCTGTTCTCACACAACAGGAGATACCGTTCAACTCGG